TCAAGATGTCGGACGCTAATGTGGTATTACGGTAGAAGCGTCTACCACCCACTAGTCTCTGCACCTTCCTGTTCCTACCAGGCTTGGCTCAGGATTATCCCGAAGGACTTCCCCTGAATTCATCCGATTTTCGACATATCTCACGATATGAAGGGGCTCGATTCTTAACCCGCGTCTTGCTCAGTCTACCCATAAAGGACTACATGCTTAGGTCAGGGTTTTTCACACCCTCCGAAATATCTGGTTTCTATTTTGCCATCGTCACCAGCAACTGTGGGGTGTTCACTCAAATCGGTAGAACACCAAACATAACCTCCATTCCTTTTAAGGTAGAAACCACACCGTAGGGACTTCTGTTTCTAGGTTATATGTCCATCGACCCATTGTTAATATAGCCTTAGGCTACAGTAACTTCCTCAGCAGAGAGAAGACCCACTGCCTCGAGTTTTGCGAAAGTTTCGCCGTTTGGTTTTTGCCTCCGTAGATTAAGGTGATAGGAAACTTCTCACCGCATGCCCCGTATGACTAACCCTGCCAATCAATACCGGTCACCCCCATTATTTCAAAGAACTCTACAAAGATAAGTATTGAATGGTGTTATTCCAAATTATCTATTTCAGATTTCCAAATTGCTCTACTAACTAATTCAAACTCAGGTTTTTTATTGTTATAGTAATATAGAGCTAAACTTTTTCTGGTGATTCCATCAGGACAAGTCAAGGGATGTGGGTGACCGTGAGGTGCTTTATCGATATTGAACATTACAACACGGTTACTTATAGGGGAAATTGTTTTACAAGGACCTGACATATTTTTATACCACAATTCCGAATCACCATTCCAAAGTTGGTCCCAATACGCATTTAGATACACCAAAAGATTTACGTGTCTGAAAAGGTCAGGTCTAACTTGGCTATCATTAAAATCATGATGTACTTCTAATCTTCCACCTCTTCCTTTTTGGTGGTACGCGGCGTTAGCATAACCATTTGATTCGTGAGTCAAGTTTTCAAGACCTGTAATTTTGGACACAATACCTAAGAAAAAAGGTGAATTCAAATACTTAATGACCTCTTGCATAGTTGGTAACATGTTACCGAATTCATAGATTTGTTTTTTGTTAACTTGTGACTCATGTTGGTCGTATTCCCCATGTCCAACAAATCTCCAAATTTCTGATGGGTTAGAAGAGATAAACTCAACTTCATCTAAAAGTTTATCTATGACATCCTCACGGAAGAAGTCATCCATAACAATGTGATTGAATGGTGTGTCGGTTTGAAACGCTCTGGCGTATTCGTCGATGTTTCTTAGTGTCTTATTACTTAACATAACTCTACAAAGATAAGTATTTATTGTCATATGTCAAAACCCGTAAAGACAATAGTTGGACATCCAAACTATTTTATCAAAAGATATTATAGTGCTGATGAAGTAATCGAGCAGTATCCCCAAACCTCATGGGCGGATTTGAATTTAGTTGCTTACGAAAAGTTGGGTGGTATTTTTGTTTTAAGACAATACGACTCATTTTCCATAATTTTGAAAGACACAGAGGTGGACCGTATATTCAACTCTCGTAATGACGAGATGTACGCAATTCCTTTTCTAGTGGGTGATTTAGAATTCAGACGTGCTTACTATTCCATCATCGCCGAAAATGGTTTCTTTTTATATTCTTTGAATTCATTTATAAAGAATGGGGACTCAACGGTGTTAGAGAACAAATATCCTCAAGTGATGGATATAATTAAAAAAGAAAAAGACGGAAATTTTGGTGGTTCTGAGATTTATTTTGGATATAATTTGGAGCAACTTGCCGAAATAACTGATTTATCCGATGAAGATATTAAAGTCATAAATAATATTATGTTTCAGGAGGACTACAATTTTTTTTCTTTAGAAGATGTGTATGAAAATTGGAGTGTGTTCCGCAATGGTGATGAATTGAGAAACTACTATCTGTGGACAAGGGACCCTGAACAAAAAGTTTGGTTTATTCAATCCTTTTTAGCTCCCTATGTAGAGTTGGAAGCCGGAACTGAGGATGTGAACGCAAAAGTTTTTGAAACTTTTTTTCCTGATTTAGTTGATGATATATTACAATACCAATTGGAGTACGATAATGATGGTACATTCAACGCCAACAAAAGGTTTATTCAGAAAAGTTTCTTCGAGTATTTTTCCGATTATGGTTTCATTTATGATTTCGAAGGGGATTATTTAATTACAAGGGCGTCAAATTTGATGGCAAGAGGTTTAACAAATTCTAAAACTTATTTCAACCTAACGGATGTCTTGAGGTCAATTTTCAAAAAATCGTTTAACAATTATGAGTTTACTGACGTTCATGCTTTAGACCCAGTATATTCAGATGATGAACAAAAAAAATTGGAGGAAGGGTTAAATAGAGTCTTCACTCAAATGTTACAGGAAATAAAATCGGGTCCCTTAAAGGAAGGAGTTGTAATTCGTGACAAAATATTAAAAGTACCAAAATTGTTTGAAAAAAAGGATTTTCGTTTTCCAAACGGATTGTATGTTGAGGGTCCGATTGAAATACAAAAAATAAGACCCGAGGACAACAAATTAATCATTATGGATTATAACGGTAAAACACATAACGTTTCATTTGAAGAATTGTTAGATTCATTCAACAACTCTTAACTTGTAATTGTTGATAATTTTCTTTATCTTTGTGAAAAGATTATATCATGACACCTGAAAAATTTGAACTTCTGAAGAAAGTTCTCTCTGTTCCAACCAAAACCTACAAAGAAGGTTTGATGGTTGAATTTATTACCAATTGGCTCTCTGAAAAAGGAATTCCACATTATGTTGACGAACACCTGAATGTGTATGCCACAAAACAATCAGACCAAAATGTTGAATGGTTTCCTTGTGTCATTTCTCATACCGACACGGTTCACCACTTGGAAGACATCAACGTAAAAGAGGAATACCTCCCTAACGCACAAGAGGATATTAAGTTGGCTCTAAAAGCATATAACAACCACGGAAACCCCACAGGAATCGGTGGTGATGATAAGGCTGGCGTCTTTGCTTGTCTTACCCTATTGGAAGAACTCCCCGATTTGAAAGCGGCATTCTTTGTGTCAGAAGAAACAGGTTGTCACGGTTCAATGAAAGCCGACCCTGAGTTTTTCAAAAACGTTGGTTATGGTATTCAGTTTGATGCTCCCGAGAATTGGATGGTTACCGAATATTGTTTCGGTCAACAACTCTTTGAACGTGAATCCAAGTTTTTTGAGGTCTGTGATAATATCTTGACCGAAGGGACCGGTGGAAGACAACAATATATGGTTCACCCCTACACTGATGTCTATTCCCTACGAGGAATGTTTGACTTTCAATGTATCAACTTCTCAATCGGATATTACGATTACCATTCCGCCAACGAATACGTGGTGGTTGAAGATGTGGAAAACGGAATTGAGATGGGTAGAAAGATGATTGCCTCTCTTGGATGTAATCTTCACTACAAAGAAAAGGGAATACCAAAATATAAAAGTTACGTATTCTAACAAAAAAGGGGGACTTTCGTCCCCCTTTCCTTTTACTTACCGAGTTTCACTTCCTCGTTTTCGACTTTAAGTTTGTACTTCTTCCCTTCCTTGATTTTCTCGGTGAGAACCAATTCTGAGATGTAGTCTTCAATCTTGTCTTGGATTGCCCGTTTGATAGGACGTGCTCCATAGACCTCATCGAAACCGATTTTGGAAATGTAATCAACCAAAGTTTTGTCGTAAGTGAATTCGTACTTTAACTCCTTCATACGTCCCATCAGTTTGTTGAGTTCCAAACTAACGATTTGGTCGATATTCTCCTTGTTCAAGGTCTTGAATACGATGGTGTCATCGATACGGTTCAAGAATTCAGGAGAGAAGAAGTTCTTCATTTCCTTCATAAGGATTTGTTTCTTAGCTTCCTCGTTTGAGTACTTGTTGGACGAGAAGCCAATACCTGAACCGAAGTCTTGAAGTTTCTTGACCCCAAGGTTTGTGGTCATGATGATAAGGGTGTTCTTGAAGTTGATTTTACGACCGAGTGAATCGGTTGCGTGACCATCGTCAAGAATCTGAAGAAGGATTGAGAAGATGTCTTTGTGAGCCTTCTCAACTTCATCGAACAAGATTACACAGTAAGGTTTGTTCTTTACCTGTTCGGTAAGTTGTCCACCCTCTTCGTAACCCACATATCCTGGAGGTGCTCCAACCAAACGAGATACGGTGTGTTTTTCTTGGTATTCACTCATGTCCACTCGGATAAGAGCATCTTCAGAGCCAAACATCTCTTTGGCAATTTGTTTAGCCAAGTGTGTTTTACCAACACCCGTTGAACCCAAGAAGATAAACGAACCAATCGGTCGGTTGGGGTCTTTGATTCCAATACGATTACGACGAATGGACTTGACGATTTTCTCAATTGCCTCGTCCTGTCCAATGACCTTACCTTGAATAGACTTATCCATGTTGATAAGTGCCTTGGTGTCGTCAATGGACATCTTATTCACGGGGATTTTGGTCATCGAGGAAACCACATCATAGACTTGTTCTGCGGAGATGGGATTACGAGTAGAGGCAAACTCTTCCTCGTACTTCTTCTTTTCAGCTTCGAGTCGTGCCAAGACCTTACGTTCTTTGTCACGGAGCTCAGCCGCTTGTTCGTAATTCTGACGTTTAACAACGTTCATCTTCTGTTGTTTCACATCTGCAGCCTCCTTCTTGAGCTTCTCGATTGACTCGGGAATTTTTTGGTCGGTTTGGGAGCGAGCACCAACCTCATCCAAGATATCGAATGCTTTGTCAGGGAACTCACGGTCTGTGATGTAACGGTCTGCGAGTTTGACACAGAGTTCGACAATCTCATCCGAGTATGAAACCTTGTGATAGGCTTCGTACTTATCACGGATGTTCTTGAGAATCTCGATGGTCTCAGAAACCGTTGATGGGTCAACGATAACCTTTTGGAATCGACGCTCAAGAGCTCCATCCTTCTCAAAAGATTTACGGTATTCATCCAAGGTGGTAGCTCCGATACATTGAAGTTCACCCCGAGCAAGAGCCGGTTTGAAAATGTTGGAACCATCCAAAGAACCTGATGAATTACCTGAACCAATCAAGGTGTGAATCTCATCGATGAAGATGATGATGTTGGGGTTGTTTTGAAGTTCTTCCAAGATAACCTTAAGACGTTCTTCAAACTGTCCACGATACTTGGTACCGGCAACCACAGCGGTCAGGTCCAAAGTAACGATACGTTTGTCCAACAAGTTCTTGGGACATTCCCCTTGAACAATCTTCATTGCCAATCCTTCGACAATAGCAGTCTTACCACTACCGGGTTCACCCAAGATAATTGGATTGTTCTTCTTCCTACGGGAGAGAATCTGAGCAATACGGAGGATTTCCCGTTCCCGTCCGATGACAGGGTCGAGTTTGCCTTCGGTTGCCAACTTGTTCAAATCCCGTGAGAAATTATCCAACACGGGGGTTCCCGATTCAGATTTCTTTCTGCTGGTGGTTTTGTCGTCGTCGTCCATTGTTTCGTTCATAGTATTTGAATTTTTTACAAAGGTTAATCAAAATTTGGACAATTCCAAATCTTTTGACAATCTGTCACACGAAAATAATTTGACCTGACATTTTGTCAGTAATTTGATTTTGGTACATAACTTGACTATCATCACACAAAGATAAACAAAAAATATTTATCATTATGAGAAACAGAAGAAACTTTTTTGGAGGATGGGAAGACCTCGATGAAATCTTCCGTCAATTTTTCGGTCATGAATCTATGATTCGTGGAGATAGAGAAGTTGAAAAAGGGAAAGACGAAAACGGTGAATGGACAAAAAATACATACACCTCAGAAGACGGTCAAATCCAAATACATAGCTTTATAAGAACTTCAGGGGGACCTGAAGAATTTATGAACATGTTCGCTAAACCACGTAAGAAAACAAACACAATCGAAAACCTCAAACGTGAGTTGGACAGAGCGGTAGAAAATGAAGACTTCCTCTTAGCAATCAAAATCCGAGATATGATTAAAGAAAAGGAAAGTAACAAGGATATTGTTGAGAAACTCGAACAAGACCTTAAAGATTCGATTGAAAAACAAGACTTTGAAACTTCCATAAAAATCAGGGAAGAATTAAAAAAATACCGAGACTAAAAGAGACCCTCACTCAAAGTGGGGGTTTTTTGTATTTATTAGTATGTATGACAAACTTTTTGATAGGTATCTTGAAAATTCTGTCACATGGCAGAATGTTAAGGATGCTTATATCGGCATCCGCATGGAACTCAAAAAGCTTGGATTTTCTGAAAAAACAATTCACCGTGTGAACATAGTAACACCCGAATTAGTTCGACAACAATTGACTTTTGGACAGGAATTAAAACAATTAAGAAAAGAGTTCAAAAGTATCTTTGGAATTGATGACTACGAATTGGTGTCTGTTTACTTAGAGAACAAAATAAAACCAATAAATGACTTATTCCCCCTAAACGATGTCGATAACGAAAGAGGAGATACAAGGGACGAAAATCCTGAACGAGATTAAATCCTCAAATATGGTTCGTAGTGAATACGATACCGCAACAAAAAAAATGATTGTTGAATTCAGCAATGGAAGTAAATACGAGTATTCGGAAGTACCCCATAAGGTCTACACTCAATTTAGAATGTCAGAATCTCAAGGTAAATTTTTTACCATCAATATTTCCAAAAAATACCAATACAACAAACTCTAAACCATTCGTATTTATTAAGGATGAGTGACGAGACAAACATTCTTGGCAGTTTTGGATTACAAGATACATTAAATCCTAAAATTTGGGAAAATGCCGATAGTGTCAAAGACTCACGTATGAAACCAAAAGTACGTGAGGCACTGATGAAAATTGCTGAAAAGTTTCAAGAAGACTTATCCGAAGACCTTGAAGTTGACGATGTAATTTTGACTGGTTCATTGGCAAACTTTAATTGGTCAAGATATTCTGATTTTGATTTACACTTGGTTATCAATTACAAACAATTCAAAAACCAATCAGAACTCTACGAAGAACTGTTTCAATTGAAAAAACAACTCTTCAACAACAAACACGATATTAAGATTTATGGATACGAGGTTGAGTTGTATCCTCAAGATGCTGAAGAACAACATTTTAGTAGTGGTGTATATTCAGTTCAGAATGACAAATGGGTAAAAACACCTTCAAAGAAAGCCGAAGAAATTGATAGAGAGACTTTAAGAAGCAAGGCAAACTCTTGGAAACAAAAAATCGAAACTCTGATTTCTGATATTAAAAAAAATGGATTAGAAAAATCCGAAACTAAGTTGAAAACTTTCAAGGACAAATTGAAAGAGTATAGAACCGCAGGTTTGGAAAAGGGTGGAGAGTTTTCTTATGAAAATTTGGTCTTCAAATACCTGCGCAGGTCAGGTTTGATAGAGAAATTATATGACACCGTCAACAAACAATCAGACAAAGAACTATCAGTTGAGGTAAGAAAAATAGATTAAGGGATAATTGGAATATTTATAAGTTAAATAATTCCCTTTTTAAGGTATATTTATAGGAAAAAAATAGATGGCAACCGTAACGTATTTAATAGCCCCTTGTGCCGGTGGGTCGGCAGTAACCGTTGAGTTTAGTGCTAGCACATTACCTGTTGTAGGCGGAAACTACTATTTGTACTTTACAGGGGAAACTGAACAAGGTTGTTATGAGATTGTTGATACCGCTGAGCCTGGCACAGGTACAGATGAAGTTACGGGAGCGTTAGGTACAAATTACGGGGATTGTGGAACTTGTTTAGCGGCGAATCCAACACCATCCCCAACTGCGACTCCAACAGAAACACCAACCCCAACAGTAACGAGTTCAGTAACACCAACTCCGTCTATAACTCCATCTGTTACGAGTTCGGTAACACCAACCGTTACACCCACAAGAACCCCAACACCAAGTGTTACTTCTTCAGTGACACCGACTCCTACACCTAGTGTCACATCCTCAAGGACTCCGACACCAACTGTCACGTCATCTGAGACCCCAACACCGACTGTTACTTCGTCCGAAACCCCGACGCCAACCGTTACGTCTTCGCAAACGCCAACACCCTCGGTTTCATCTACCCCCGCTAACACACCTTCGAACACACCAACTAACACCCCCACCCCATCAGTCACAGCAACAGTCACTCCTTCAGTTACTCCGACTGTAACACCAACCCCATCTAACTTTGGTATTTTTGAGGTTGATGTACAATATACCTATTATGATTGTTACACTTGTTCAGGTGATACAATTACAAGAGACGCCCCACACCCCGTGGATTGGGTACCTGTAGGTCCCGACGGACAACGCCAAGGAACGGTAATCGATATGAGTGCTGTTGCTCTTGGTGGATTTAACGGATTAAATAACTAATAACAAAAACAAGACCATGGCAAAACTTAAACCTATCGGTAGTGAAAAACTACAAGGTGAGGACAAACTCAGAAGAATTATGGAGATTGCGACATACCAAATGCCGAATTCCACAATTTCTGAAGGTTCCTCAGATTACTCAATCGGTTTGGTTGACGGAAACACTTATCATATTGTAAAAGAAAAAAACGGTTACATTATCAAAAAGGGTGTTAATGAATCCACTTCTGATTACATTGAGCCAATCGAAAACAGAAAATATTATAACTCTTATTCACAGGCATTGAAAAGACTTAACTTGATTATCAAAGAAGTTAACACCTTGAATGGTCATGAAGAGGAGGTGGCTCTTTTTGGAGAACAAAAAAAGTTCGTTCTTAAGTCTCCGAAACCTGTGGAGCCAATCGCACCTGTTGCGGATGAACCAGCGGTACCAGCTGAACCACCTGTAGTACCTGAACCAGAATTACCCCAAGACGATGCGGGTGAAGAAATTGATGTGACTTCAAGTGATGAAATGGACATGACAGATGTACCTTTGGATTCGGAAGAGGGAAACATTGGTGGTATGGAAGTTGACGATAAAGTTTCTTGGAAAGTGATTCAAAAACTTACAGGTAAACTCACTCAGAAGTTAAGAATGTTTGCTGACGATGAGGAAATGACTTCCGAAAATATTAAGTACGTTATCAACATGGTGTTGGCGTCTTTGGATTTGGCTAAGTTGTCGGCTGAAGATACTGAAGATATTATGTCAAAATTCGAAGATATCGAAGCGGATGAAGAAATGGATATGGGTTCAGAAATGCCAATGGGTGAACCCGAAATTGACATGAGTGACGAAGATATGGAAATTTCTATGGAAGGTCCAACGGATGAGGCTCATGACAAAACACACATCTACGATTCTCTTTACAAAGAAAGTAAGGTTGACAGAGTATTAAGTAAGTATTTTGAAATCACTGAGTCAGAGGAAAAGTTCAACAAAGAAGTTCAAAAAGAAAGAAAGTCTTTGACTGAGAGTCAAATCAACTTCATGGTTGACAAAATCGAAGAACTTTCACAAACCATTGAACAGGAGTTAGCGGGAAAAGAATTTGTAAAAGAAAATTCAGATTACCGTTTGGTGGGAAAAACTAACTTGAACAACTTGGTTTTTGAAAACAAAACTAAACAAGTAAAAGTATCTCCTGAAGGAATCGTATTATGAGTTACCTTATCTATGTAAACGGGCTTGGTCCTGACTACAAAGGTAACAATTTATACGAGTTTATCTTTTCGGATGAATTGGACGTTTGGGGTGAGGCGTGGGAAGCGAATCCATCTAATGGATACCCTTCTCCTCCTGACCTCAAACACATTAGAAAGGTAGGTACACTCAGAAATACAGACATAAAATTTGAGTTAATTCAAAATTCCGATTTCTTCAACATGTCAGATGCCATGGATGATGTTGTAGCGTTGGGTTGGGAGGTAAACGAAGAGAGTGTCGGTAAAAGGTTGGTGTTCCGTTTTGGAGAAGAAGAAAAAACCGTTAAAAATAAACTTTACGAAAGAGATTTGATTCTCGAATTTGAAAAAACTGTGGTTTATGAGAACTAATAACAAAAGAAAGACTCTTATGGAAATTGGACTGAGTTCCAACGTAATTTCCAAATTGAATGAAAATCAAATCGATATTCTGTTCGAAAAGTTCGGATTGTCTGAACAAGTTAGACAAACTACCAAAACGGTTAAGACTACCACAATCCCATCTTCAACCGCTCGTTCTACGGGGGCGGTTGTAGATGGTGCCTCAATCAAGACAGACCCTTCAGGCAATATCGTGGTCATGCACGCGGCTGAAGGTGAAATGAAAGAAGACAATGTTGACGTAATGGGTTCGGCTATGGGAGGTGCTACCACCCAAGCTCCTCACCAAATTATGTCTCCTGACGGTATGGACGATGATAGTGACAAGCAAATTGACAAGTATGAAGATATGACTGAACAAAAGTCAAAAGAACTTAAAAAGAAAGAGTCAAATCCATTTGCGATATGCCACGCCCAACTTGGTCCTGAGAGAGACGACAAGTTCGAGAGATGTGTTAGGAAGGTTAAGAAAAGTTTGAAAGAGGGAGAATCACCCTACGCTTTTTTCATCGAGGAAAAAATCGTATCTTTGGTGGAGAGTTACATCCAACCAAGGATGACTAAAAAAGATTTGATGAAAATGATTGAGGAATCTCCTATGATACGTAAACCCCTTTATCGTCCTAAGACTAAAGGACTTGTTGGTAATATGAAAATGAATAAACCAATTGGTAAACTCATGTCTTTAGGTAAAACGATGGCAACCGAGGATGCCCCTACGATTGCTCCACCAAAAACAAGACCAACAACTAAACCAGGACCAGGGGTAAGACCATCTCATCCTGGTAAAAACCCTCAGCCAGGTGTCAATCCTGCTCCAAAGGCAATGGCTGAAAAAGCAAAAAAAGACGTTTTGAAAATTATCAAAGACATTCTCAATGGCAAGTAAAAGAATCAAAGAAGAAATTGATTACGGGGATACTCCCGAAAGAATGAGTCGTTCGTTAGAAAGAAAAATTTCTGACCCTGAATCTCCTTTTGCTACAAATCCTGCCTTTGTGAAAAGAGAAAAGGATGTCCAAAGACTAGTTACTAACCGTTTCAAAGAGGTTGCCAATAAACTGAGAGGTGTTACGGGTGCGGCAATCACTCCACAACAAGTACAAGAAATGATTGGTAGTGAACTCATGAGAGCTACCATGCAGGTCATGAGAATCGAGTCTCAACACAATCAAGAACTTGTAGATTTGGCAATCGAAGCATCATTGGATGAAATTCAAATGCCTGAGGATTGGTTTGAAATCGATGCTCACCTTGGTCCCGACCAAGCACCCGATTTACCTATGGGTAGTGGAAAACCACCAAAAGTGACTATGGGTAAAGAATATGATGTTACCACAGAAATGCATAAAAGGAACATCATCAACGCCATAATACAAGGAACTGCCAAAAAAGGACACTATGTTTTTCAGAAACCTGATATTCGTGAACGATTAAATGATATAGACCCATCCCTTTACGAGAACTATCTTAAAATTATGGCTCTTAACGATTTCATGTATTTCACCTTTGATGAAATGATTGAAAGAATGAGTCAAACACAAAGTGGTATTGGTGGTTACGTAAAATTGGAGGACGCTGAAAGTTCTGATGAAGATGGTGATGGTGGTCCTGATACCAGAATCAAAGCTTCAGGTCTCATTTTCCCAATTTTGTGTCACGAAATTATCAAAGGTTTAGAAGAAGCCAAAGGTAGATATGGTTTCCCTGAGGACGAAGAAGTTAGACAAGTAGTTCTTGGACAAACCGATACTCTCCCTATGGAGGCGTGGACACTGAGAATTGGACCTGAAATCGTTGAAAAACTCAGGTTTGCTTTACCTGATGAGGTATACGATGATGAGAATAGAGGAATAATAAACTGGTTCCAAATGGAACTTTATAAACTTCCTGCTGAGGAATTTCTACAAATTATTGGGAATATCATTTCTGAGGACCCGAAAAAGAATAGAAAAGGGGAAGACAGTTTTAGAGAAATTCTTGAAATTGCCAAAAAAAAGAAAGAAGAATTCGAAGGGTTTGAATCAGACGATTCCGACGACGAAGATGGTTTAGATTTCTTAGCAGGATTGGGTATCTCCCGACCTGACTAAGAAAGTCTATGACTAAAGAACAACTTATTATTGAGTACAAAAAATGTCTTAAGAGCACACCCTATGCTCTTAGGACATATTTACAAACGTACGATAATACAGTATCCAAATATGTTCCGTTAGAACTATTCTCAGACCAAGTAGTATTGGTAAATGACTATGAGAATTTCAACGAAAATATCGCACTGAAATACCGGCAAGCCGGTGTATCAACGGTTACTGCCGCTTGGGCAAGTAAAAGATTGGCATTTGCCCGTAAAGAAAAACCTGAAAAGGTTTTGATTATTGCCAACAAACTTGATACTTCAGTCGAATTTGCCAACAAAATCAGGGCTTTCACGGAACAATGGCCTAGTTGGGTTGGAATCGGTTTTGCCAACGAAAAAAACGCCGCAAAACATTACAAGTTAAACAACGGATGTGAGGTAAAAGCGGTGGCAACTTCAAAGGATGCCCTTCGTGGATACACCCCCACGATTCTTATTTTTGACGAAGCGGCGTTTATCGAAGCCGACAGTGATTTCTGGGCGGCTTGTATGGCGTCACTCTCTACAGGTGGTAAGGTGATTGTAATTTCAACACCGAACGGATTTGACCCGATTTACTACGAAATTTACGACCAAGCACTTCGTGGAATGAATGATTTCAAAATTACTGAAATGTATTGGTTCCGTGACCCACGTTATACAAGGGACCTGTACATGGTAAAGTGTAACGACATTGTTCATTATCTCCTAAACAAAGAAGAATATCCTAAAGATGTTGTTGTAGATTTATCACACGAAAATCACCGTGAAAGAACTCTGACAGACTTACAGGGATTTATTGCCGATGGTTACAAACCATGTTCTTCGTGGTTTGAGAGCATGGTGAAAAAACTCAAATACGACAAACGTAAAGTCGCTCAGGAATTGGAGTGTAACTTCTTAGGTTCAGGTGACAACGTTTTTGATTCTCAGTTGGTTCAGACAATCATGAAAAATGATGTAAGAGAACCGGCGGCTAAATTAATAGGTGGACAACTTTGGATTTGGAAAGAACCTGAAAATGGTCACAAATATGTGATGGGTATTGACGTTTCCCGTGGTGATTCTGAGGACTTTTCTTGTATTGAAATTATTGATTTTGATAGTCGGGAACAAGTATTAGAATTTGTTGGAAAAGTTCCACCTGATGTATTAGCGGAAATTGCTTACAAGTGGGGGATTATGTATAGCGCCCTGTGTGTTACGGATTTGACTGGTGGGATGGGTGTTGCCACTTCAAGAAAACTCCAAGAACTTGGATACGAATTATTTTACTATGATGGGGTCGACATGACAAATTTGTGGAAGTTTGACCCCAAAGTAAAAGACAAGATTCCTGGTATTAACTTCAACAGTAAACGAGTTCAGATTATTGCCGCTTTTGAGGAAAATATTCGACATGAATTCAAAGTAAGAAGTAGTCGATTAATCAATGAAATGGGTACATTTATTTACATTAACGGAAGACCTGACCACCAAAGAGGACACCACGATGACTGTATTATGTCAATTGCGATTGCCCTCTACGCAGCCGAAGCCGCATTTCCATCTTTGGTAAAAGTGGCGAACCATACCAAGGCGATGCTTAACTCATGGTCAACTCATGTAAATGAAAATACTGATAGGTCTGATTACTTTAATCCAATGATTCCACAATTTCCGAGTCAAAATGGAATGGGAAGACCAAACCAACAAGTCTCTCGTGAGGATTATCAAAAGTACGGGTGGTTATTTGGTATCCGTTAGTATTTATTATGGACTACACTAAGTTAAGTTTATCCTAATATGGAGCAAAAGAATATGACAGTTTGGCAAAGGTTATCGAGAGCTCTCGGTCCTGATGCTCTACTGAGTCAAGATTTCCCAACTTACAAGTTCGACAAGAAAGAACTTCTTAGAACTACTGACAAAGCAACTTACGAGAAAGAAAAGTTACAGGCTCAGCAAAGTATCTATTTGGCGAATCAATTTGCTAAGGTTGAAAGTAATCTTTACACCCAAGCAATCTATTACGAACCCAACAGACTTGCTTCGTATTATGACTATGAGTCGATGGAGTATACTCCTGAAATTTCTGCAGCACTTGACATTTACGCCGAAGAATCTACCACTCCGAATGAGGATGGATTCATTTTACAGATTTATTCTGAATCAAAGAGGATAAAATCAGTCTTAGCCGATTTGTTCAACAATAACTTGGACATTAATACCAACTTACCCATGTGGACAAGGAATACATGTAAGTACGGTGATAATTTTGTTTACCTTCGTTTGGACCCTGAAAAGGGGGTTATTGGTTGTCAACAACTTCCAAACATCGAGGTAGAACGATTCGAATCAGGTATGATGGAAAGAAACATTACTTCTGACATTAAACCTTCCAAAGAAAATAAGGGTCTCACTTTCCAATGGAGAACCCGTAACATGGAATTCCAACCTTGGGAAATTGCTCACTTTAGATTATTGGGTGATGACAGAAAACTTCCTTATGGTACATCAATGTTGGAAAAATCACGTCGTATTTGGAAACAACTTTTGTTATCAGAGGATGCGATGTTAATTTATCGTACTTCTCGAGCACCTGAAAGAAGAATTTTCAAGGTTTATGTTGGAAACATGAACGATGATGATGTGGAGGCTTATGTACAGCGTGTTGCCAACAAATTCAAAAGACAACAAATTGTTGATTCCAAAACAGGACAAGTAGATATGAGATTCAACCAAATGGCGGTTGACCAAGATTACTTTATTCCTGTTCGTGACCCTTCAACACCTTCCCCAATCGAAACATTGGCGGGAGCTCAGAACTTATCTGAGATTGCTGACATTGAATACATTCAGAAAAAATTGGTTACCGCTCTTCGTATACCAAAAGCTTTCCTCGGATTTGAGGAAACTGTTGGTGATGGAAAGACTTTGGCTTTGATGGATATTCGTTTCGCACGTACCATCAACAGGATTCAAAAATCGATGATTCAAGAGTTGAACAAGATTGCTATTGTTCATCTTTTCTTGTTGGGATTTGAAGAAGAAATCTCGAATTTCACTTTGGGCCTAACCAACCCCTCGACCCAAGCCGATTTGTTAAAGGTAGATATTTGGAAAGAAAAAGTTCTTCTTTATCGTGATATGGTTTCTGACCCAGGTAATGGTATTCAACCAACATCTTCAACATGGGCGAAAAAACATATCTTTAATTTCTCTGACGAAGAAATTCGTTTGGACTTGTTACAACAACGTCTCGAGAGAGCCATAGGTGAGGAATTGAAACAAACGCCAGTTGTTATCAGTAAAACTGGCTTGTTTGATACTATAGACAAACTTTACGGAACGAAGGGTAGTGGAGAAACAACTGCTCAGGCAACTGCCGCTGGCGAAGAATCAGTTCCACCACCAAGTATGCCAAGTGGATTGTCTGATTTGGGGGCTGAAACTGGAGGACCTGAATTAGGTGGTGAAACTCCACCGGCGGGTGAAGAAGCTGCCGCAGCAACAGCTGGTGGCGAAGTCACTCCTGAATCAAAAACGAAAGACATGAATATCTTGATTGAAAGTGATATGTGGGGTAGTAAATTTTTGGATTTGAGTGTAGGTCAACAATCTTTAGGAGAAATTGGTGATGAATTAGACAAGTTGTTGAATTCGTAATATTTATTTATGATAAATTACATCCCAAATGACCTTCGGACAGATAAAATCCATAATTGAAAAAAACTTAGTTGAGTCCTACAACAAGCCCGCCTCCTTCAAACAAACACTGAAGGAATTCAAACATAACGTTTTAGAAAATAAAAATTTTGCCAAACTTTACTCTTTGTATGATGATTTATCGTCGTCCAAAGGGTTTGAAGAATCTGAGGCGAGAGAATATCTTGAGGAGGGTATCGAAGTTATTAGGCATATTCTCGAGACTACTCAGCTCCCTAAAAAAGGAAGTGATGTGGTAAACGTATACGAAGATTTGGACAACTTGGTTTATTATACCAAAATCAATATCCAAGAGAGATTGGAGTCAAGGAAAAATATTCTCAAAACTTTGATGACAGAAACTTCAAAGAAAAAAGAATCTGTAAGTATCCCAATCAAATCGATGGTTAACATTGCCAACCAAACTATTCAAAACTATCTGACAAGTTTGGATGAAACAACTAAAAAAGAGGTGTTTCATATTTTGGCTTCTAAATCGGATGACTTGGAAAAAGAATATACAAATCTTAAAGAATCTACAATTTCTAAATTGAACTCTTTATACGAGGAACAATCGGAATCTGAAATGAAAACAAGAATTTCAGAGACAATTGAAAAAATTCAATTAGAGAACTTTGACCAAGTTAATTACGTCAGACTAAAACAACTCGAGGAGTCACTTAGTCAAGAGAACTAAGTTTTTGTTTATAGACCGCTGACAATTTTTGTTTACGTCTGGCCACTGATTTTTTGGCAAACTCTTTTCTACCATTTAGTATTTGGGACTGTTTGGTTTTGATTACTTTGGATTTTAAAGTTTTCAAAGCCTTTTCTATGTTTGAGTTAACTATTACAACTAGCATATTTAAGAAATATTTTGGAAATTTAAAAAAGACTCCTATAATTAGATAAAATAAACGGAGTGAAATATTCTAACCCACGTGAAAAAAGGGAAAACAGTCAAGATTAACCAATACGATTCATTAAAAACATTATACGGAACGGTTGATTCAAAAAATCTAAAGTCATTATACATAAACATTCAGACATGGGTCACCCCCATTCAAGATTCAGAAAATTGGACCCGTGTAGTAGGTAATTTGTCTCGTGAAGTAAAACATTCTGTTTACGAGAGTTTGGATAGAAGTTTATTCAAAGAAAATTTTATTGTGGATTTGGACTTGAGAACAAGTGGAATCCAATTGGAAAAAAAATCTTTTCTGAATTTGGAAATAAACCTTTTCACAAAAGAAGAATTAGATTTCAAAGGAAATAGATTAAAGGAATCAGTTAAGAAAATCCTCCGAGAAGTGTATAAAGATTGTGTTATAAAAAATGACTATTTTGTCTTTTCACACTCCAAAGAAACAGGTAAAAGGAAAACTAATCCATAACCTAATATTTATCTCTAAAAGAGATAATGAAAGATTTAAAAATTTTGGGACCTCGTGACACAGGTAAGGGTATCCTTATTGAGATGGACGCGGGATATGTATCACCCAAAGATAGACTGAATGAAGATTTCTTAAAAGAACAAAAGGACTCAGATTATAGAAATCCTTTTGAATTCTACGCCGTTCTACAGAAGTTTGGTGTACCTAATCGTAATGGTAGAGTGTACCCTGAAAGAATCCTCAAGAGAGAGGCTGACAAGTACAAAAACATAATCAAGAAAGGTCTCTCAACCTCTGAGTTGAATCACCCTGAATCTTCGTTGATTGATTTGGATAGAGTATCTCACATCATTACCGACATTTGGTGGGATGGAAATATATTGATGGGTAAGTTGAAACTACTCACCTCGCCAGGTTTCCATGAGAAAGGTATCGTATCCACAAAGGGTGATATCGCAGCTAACCTGATGAGACAAGGTGTGACCATGGGAGTCTCCTCAAGAGGTGTGGGTTCTTTGGCTAAAAAGGGAGAACAGAATGAAGTACAAGATGATTTTGAATTGATTTGTTTTGATTTGGTTTCATCACCCTCCACTCCTGGGGCTTACCTATTCAGTAATGTTGACGAGAGAGGACAGTACGAGGAAAATCTCGATGAGGAGAAAAAACAACTCGCTCAGAGTCACGGAATGGAAAAGTCTGTTGATTTAATGAAAAAATTATCCGATTTTTTGGCAAGATAAAAAAACCAAAATTATGGATGAGAAATTTTTTGTAGCAAAAGTTGTTTACGATATGCCTGATGAGAACTCAGGTAGAATAAAAAAAATCCGAGAGGAAAAGTTGGTAAAGGGTTATTCCGTTACTGACGTTGAGGCAAAGGTTACCGCAAAGTATACAGGGTTTCAACACGAGTGGAGAATTTTTTCTGTAAGCGAAAGTAAGATTGATGAAGTAATCGATTAATTATAAGTGGGGTGACCCACTTTTTTTTGTTTGTTCATTTCTGTCATTTTGTCCGTTTGGATGTGACAGAAATGAACTTTTTTATTTACTACACTATTTATAAGGTAAATAAAAACATTTTCTATGCAAGAAACTAAAAATTTAGTTGAAGAGGCTCTGATTCAAATGAAAAACGTTGAAGATGTTATAGCCGAAAACGCAAAAGGAATACTTGCTTCTACAATGAAGGAAGAAATCAGTCAGTTAGTAAAAGAATCTCTTACCGAACAAGATGTTGAGGATGAGATTGAAGTCGATACCGAATTGGATTTACCTATGGATACCATGGGTGATGAAGATGAAGTTGATTTTGACCTAAGTGGGTCTGAAGATGATGACGAGTCGGAAGACGAACTCGAAATGGATTTTTTAGATGACACTATCGATTTAAGAGACGCATCGGACGAGGAAATTTTGAAAATTTTCAAAGCTATGGGTGAAGAAGACGGAATTATTGTATCCAAGGATGACGACGAAGTTCATATCAAGGACAATGATGAAGATGTGGAATACATCGTTAAAATGAACGAAGCGGAAGAAATGGACGAAGAGTTGGAAGAAGGTATGGAGTTCGAAGAACTCGATGAAGCTGACCCCGACTTGGAGGCTGTATTATCTGCTTTGTATAATTCTAACTCTGGAGATATGGAAGAAGAAATGGACGAAGAAGTAGTCTATGAAATCGAAATGTCAGAAGACGACGACGAGATGGAAGAAATGGAAGAATATATGGAAATGGATGAAGAAATGGAAGAAGAAATGGACGAGTCTATGGAAATGGACGAAGAAATGGAAGAAGAAATGGATGAGTCTGAAATGGAAGAGGGTTCTGAAGAATACAATCTCGAAGAAGCTAAGATGACTGTAAAACCAAAAGGCGTTGGTATAGGAAGTCCCAAATTTAAGTATGATAAGTCATTACCTAAGAAGGGCTTCGACGAAGACAAAAAAGAGGGACCCAAAACTATGGGAACTGGCAAAGCTAAATTCGAATTTAAAGAAGGCGAAATGGAGGAGAACCGGGGTTCTAAAAAACACGAATACAAACGTAAGAAAGTAGACGGTGTCGAAAAGAAGGCTGGTGACAAAGATGGACACTACAAAGACTACGAAGGAAAATTCGGTGGTAACAAAGGTGATAAGTCTAAGACACATCCCGGTAAAAAAGACTATGAAACCAAAGAAGAAACGAAAGAAGCTGCTAGAACTTATGGAATGGGCTCTAAAGAAGGTAGAGGTTTGAGAAAAGGAATCACCAACAACCGTAATTACGTATATGGTAATAATGGTGTGAAGGTTGAATCTGTAGAAGCTGAATTAAAGGTTCTCAGAGAGAAAAACGAGGAGTACAGACAAGCACTCAACGTTTTCAGAGAGAAACTAAATGAAGTTGCTGTATTTAACTCAAACTTGGCATACGCAACCCGTTTGTTCACTGAACATTCGACTACCAAGAAAGAAAAAATCAATATCTTAAGAAGATTTGATTCTGTAGAAAATCTTAAAGAATCGAAATCTCTCTATAAGACAATCAAAGAAGAATTGGGTAAAACTGAAACACAGAGCGTCAATGAGAATGTTGAAAGAAAACTCAACAATCAAATGACTTCAGGTTCCTCAGCAACTTTGATTGAATCTAAGACATACGAAAATCCTCAGTTCATGAGAATTAAGGATTTAATGTCAAAAATCTAAATAAATAAATTCCTTAAATAATTAAAAAATGGGAGCATTACTTGAATCAGGTCTCGTTGGTAACATCGGTCTTAAGCACCTTAAAGTTATCAAAGAAGACACAATCAACAAATGGGAAAAATTAGGTTTCCTCGATGGACTTAAGGGTCACCTTAAGGAGAACGTAGCACAGTTGTATGAAAACCAAGCTTCGCACTTAATCAACGAAGCATCTTCAACAGCTGACTCGGGTTCTTTCGAGACTGTAGTTTTCCCTATCGTAAGAAGAGTTTTCTCTAAACTTCTTGCTAACGATATCGTATCAGTACAGGCTATGAACCTACCTATCGGTAAGTTGTTCTACTTTGTACCTAACATTCAGTCGTACGAGGATGCAGCTAATCAACACTGGGCACCTTACGGAGCACCTAACGCAGCTGCTGACCAAACACCAAACAGTGGTTACGACTACCAAAACACTAAAGACCTTTACGATAGATTCTACGAAGGTAACGAACCAGCTCTTGACCCACCAGGTCTTTTCGACTACTCAAGAGGTCAGTTCTCAGCTATTACAGGTAGCTGTACTACGGTAGCTTGGGCTGGTGACAACTTGATTATCACTGGTTACGGAGAGGACAACTACAGAAAAGTTCTTCTTGTTATGTCAGGTTTCGCAAACGCGGGTGCTGGTCAGTTGATTGGTCCTGATGGAAACCCAATGGATACAGAAACTTTCCTTGCTAGTTTGGAAATTCGTGGTCAACTCGAAAACGTTTACACATCGGCAAACACTCAGAATAACTACCTCTTCAGAGTTGTAACTCAAAGATATGGAGATGGTATCGTTCAGTACGGTCAGAATGAAACCTTAGGTTTCCCTAACTCTGAGACTGGCGGTGGTACTTACTACGATGTTTGTGACGCGAACGGTAAAATCTACTTGGAAGTTGACCTTCAGACACCTGTATGTGTGACTTGTGGTCCTTCAATGGATGGTTACACTGGTTCTTCGTTCTCTTCTAACTCACTTGTTAACACTGCATTTATAACTAGATACAGAATCTACAAGAATTTGGAGTTTGAAGACAGATTAGGTGAAGTTTCTTTCGACCTTGAGTCAGTTACTGTATCTGTAACAGAAAGAAAATTAAGAGCACAATGGTCTCCTGAAATGGCTCAGGACGTTGCTGCGTTCCATAACATCGACGCTGAAGCTGAATTGACAGCGTTGTTGTCGGAGCAAGTAGCGGCTGAAATCGACCGTGAAATCCTTAGAGACTTGAGAAAAGCTGCGGCTTGGAACTTGAGATGGGACTACAACGGTTGGAAGAGACTTGGAAATGGAAATGGTTCAAATCCTTACACTCAGAAGGACTGGAACCAAACTCTTATCACAGCAATCAACCAAATCTCAGCACAAATCCACAAATCTACCTTAAGAGGTGGAGCTAACTGGATTGTTGTATCTTCTGAGGTATCTGCTATCTTCGACGACTTGGAGTACTTCCACGTATCGAACGCAGCTCCTGAGCAGGACCAATACAACATGGGTATCGAGAGAGTTGGTACTTTGGCAGGTAGATATCAAGTTTACCGTGACCCTTACTTCCCAGCAAACCAAGTGTTGTTGGGTCACAAAGGTACATCGTTACTTGACACAGGTTACATCTACGCACCGTATGTACCTCTACAACTCACTCCAACAATGTACAACCCATTCAACTTCACACCAATCAAGGGTATCATGACTAGATACGCTAAGAAGGTGGTGAACAACCGTTTCTACGGACGTATCACAGTTGATGGTGTAAGAACATTCGACTTGAGAGAATTGAGATAATCTATCTCAATATACAAAAGGAAAGGGGACTTCGGTCCCCTTTTTTTATTTTCTATGTTTACAAAATTTCGAATCGTAGCCGAAATACAAACATCTGAAGATTTCCACTTCAGTTCTTAATGGTTGATACTTGTCACCAATGTATGGTTTATGACCATTTCTGACTGCCATGGTTAATTCGAGTTCTCCCTCTACAATTCTTTTGATAATATCTTTTTCAGTCATGACTAAGCAAAAAAAAAGTCCTTAACGGACTTGTTTTTAAATTTTTTTTTCTATGGATGGTTTATTTAACATTCTTAACGATTTGGATAATATTTCTGCCTCCTGTAAAGTAAATATACCAGAATTATAAGATTTCTCCAACGCAACTTGTAAAACATAAAAAGCTTGTGGTTCTGATAATTCTATTACCAATTTTTCAAAGTCTTCAGGACCTGTATATTGGATTTTATCAAATAAGACACCTATTGAATTTAACTCTTCCATTTTTCTTAATTAAACTATTTATGGTAATATACAATGGAAAAGAAAAATCTCAAGGAATCTACAGGTGCTGTGAATGCTGGTAGCTTTAAGGTACCTTTGAATTTAGCACCTCATATTTGGGACAAACACACGGTGGCTCCTTTTGATATTCCTGTTTCTGAATATGTTTCTACAGTAAATGCTTATGATTCGTATGATGGGAACATGGAAAGGAACGAAAAACAAATTTCCAAAAACGAAAGAATTGCCCTGAAAAAGGCTAAGATTGCCAAGAAGAATTTTACTCAAAATGACAAGGGAGGTAATCCTGTCAACGGATATGACCCAAGTGGTGTTTCACAACCTGGTACACCTGACTACATAAAGAAATTAGCCAATCTACCAAAATCAGATTACGAACCAATTATGATAAAAGAAGATTTAGCCGTTTGGTTTGGTACCAAGAAAAAACCAAAAGGGTCAAAACAACCGAAAGGTCCTTGGGTAAATATTTGTAGAAAAAAGGAAGGTGGAGGACATCCGCCATGTGGTAGACCTGAAGGAGAATCAAAAGGTTATCCTAAATGTAGAGCTGCCGGTGTGGCGTCAAAGATGACTGATTCTCAAAAAAGGGCTGCCTGTGCTCAAAAAAGAGCCGCAGAGAAAAAAGACCCCAAAGTTGGTAAGGGTAACAAACCAACTATGACATCTTACAAACCAAAGAAAAAGAATGAAGGTTTGAGAAATCTGATTCACAAAGTACTCAAGGAGTCTTTGTCGAATCAATAGTTTCTGATTTGATTGTACTGTCTACGACAGGCACGGGTACAACGGGTGCCAAAATTGTAGTAGTAGTCTTGGGAGATTCTTTAGGAATAACTTTTTCTATGGGTTTAACCTGCGTAGTTGGTGTAACGAGTTGTTTGATTGGCGTAGGAACTATAACATCTTTAGTTACAACCACTTCTTGATTGTCACTAAATTTTGAAGGTAGAATTTCTTTGAGGTTAATAATAACTAAACTCAAGAAACCACCGATGAAAACCATGGTGAAAAAACCGATGTAGAACAGGGTGTGGAATGGGTGTTTCATTTGACTTCGTGTAAAATCTTTTTGAGTGAACTTTGAATGTTTGAGGTAATTTGTTTTTCATACTCATCTCTCCTCTTTTCCACTTCAGTATCAAAATAGTCTAACAACTTTGTCCAAGACTTATCAGTGACATAGATGTCGTAAGCATAGATGTGATTGATGATTTTGATTCTATGGCTATCAAGAATAATAAAAACATCTGAGGTTTCACTTTTGATGTATCTTTTTCCACTTCTTGGTGTGAGAAGGAGGGTTGATTCCTTTTGGTTAATCAACTTCTTACAAATAGACATGGAGTCGTTTTCGTAGACCGACTTTTCGTAATCCGTTTGAACATAACGGATAGATTTGATGGTTTGCCGTTGGACAAACCGACGGAATTTGTGGTAGAGGTTATTCATCAGTTGATATTTGACTACAAATATACATCAATTATTGTCTCGGAACAAAATTTCTAAAAAAGATTTCCAAGTATCAATATCGTTTTCATTCCTACCGATGTTAGCGGAATAACAACATAAGACCACATTGTCTTTAGTGTAACCTAAATTTCTATCAAGTCTATCCAATGAAGGTTGTTGAGGGTGTTTTTTATGATTCGAAGGTATCAAAGGGATTTTGAACCAATAACATAAACCGTTTTGTTTATCGAATATTTCATTTATATCATCAACGGTTAAGGTATTCTCAATTTTACGGTGTTTCGAATCGTGTATTAAAGTATTTTGCCAAAGTCTTATTCTTCTTTCTTTTTGTTTAATACCTTCATTTTTTCTATGTTCAGGGTTCAATCTTTTTTTTCTCTTATACTCCCTCGTCCCAATTAAAATACACTCCTTACACCTATTACCTCTTTGGGTTTCGTAAAAATCATCATTTGATTTAACATTTCCACATTTACTACATTGTCTTCCCATACTAATAAATATATGGATAGACATTATAAACCAAAAAAAAGAGACTAAATGCCTCTTTCATTTTTTAACAATAAGGTGGGGAACATCGTTTTTTCCCGTCGAGACCTTTAATTTTTCCTTTACAAACTTGTACTCCGTGTCCGTTGCTATAAGCACTTGGAAATACGTCGTATCTGGCTTTGGCGGCTGCTTTACCACGAGCACATAATTTGGTACCTGTTTTTTTACGTCCCTCGATTATAGTGACATCATCCATCATGGACATGTCCATTTCAGAATCTTGTGTTTCATTCATTAAGAAATCAAAAACTTGGTCCATATTTTCTTTGGCGACGGTGATATGGTCATCCGCCCAGTCATGACCGTTTTCTAAGATTTGACTGATTACGTCATCATCTAACTCCAATAAAAGTTCCGCTTGTCTTTTAATTTGTTCAAGATTACTGAAGAACATGTAACGACTATGTTCGTGCTCAGCCTCTTTGAGAACTTTATCGACTAATTTCTGTAAGTCATTTTCTGTGAGTTTGATTACCTTTTTCATTTTTTGTTAACAATTTGGAATTGTAATGTGTCTTTATAAATATCTTTCTCTCCACTAGTATCTACCCTGATATCCACAAAGTATTCATTTGGGATTTTATCTCTCATATCAAAGATAAAATAGTATTCGTTTGGAGTACGATTTACAGGTGTCCAGTCTTGAACTTGAACTTCTGTGGTCCCTTCTCTAACATAAACTCGGTAGTATATGTCGACATTTTCCAACATGACACTAGCTGACCATTCTTGTTTTACCACAACACCAATTTTGCGAGTTTCGGTGTTCAGGATTTTTTCGTTTTGTAAAATACCATAAAAGGCAAACCCATATTTTTTTGGTTCTTGTGACAATGAACCAATTTGGATTCCAGCTTGGTAGGCTTGTAATATGAACTGATTCTCTACTGTTGGAATATTTTGTCCGTTAATTTTCAAATTAGTCCAATTATCGTAAAATACACATGGTGTTGGTGAACCCGTAAATACATTCGGAATTGTAACTTCATACACACCTTTTGTAACCGTACAAGCGGTAAGTCCTTGTGCCCCCACGACAGGGTCACCTGCTTGGTCTAATACATCAACAACAGGTAGTTCGTCCAAGTTTTTGAAATCTCCATTCTGATAGATGTATAAGTACAATTTGTTTGTTTGGTTTTTTAAGAAAAGATTTCTGTCATCTTGGATAAGGTCGTTGTATGTTGTCTGAAGGAATGGTTGGTAGAATGTCTGTGTCAATCTACCAAAGAAACCAACACTGTAAGATTCTGTCAGACCTGTCAATCTTTCCAAATCGGGTTTGTAAGCAATACCCCACCCTGTTACACCTGTTAACGAACCATCAAGTATTGAGTTGATTTCGTTTGTCATATCAAAATTGGCATCTTCATTACCAAACTCAAAGTGTTGTTCATCAATTATTGTGATGGCTGAGTAGTTGAGTCCCGTCAGACCTGTAAGACTATTTGAGTTGTCGTAGAGACCTGGTTGAGACCAATTGTTTACAGTTGTTCTCTGATACCAGTTCGCTGGTCTTGTTGAGAACATAATGTCGTTGTTTTGTTGGATTGCTGTAATTGACCCCGACACACCATTTTTGGTGAGTGATTGTGTGTAGTCGTATCCTACACCTTCGTCCCATGGTTGAGGGATTCCTGTGTTACCTGAGAACTTAGGGATTCTAAATAGAATCAAATCAAATGATGTTGCTCTTTTTCTACCATTCGACATGTTTGTATTAAGAAGGTCATCATCAAATGATGAAGTGTTGGTCATGGTTAGGGTATGGGTCATGGCTGAGGTACATCCCGTGGAGATTTCTCCTGTGGCAAGTTTTTCTTGGAGCAGGTCCAAGTCCAAATCAAAGATAAAACGGGTAAAACCAAAATTTGGTACAACCAAGTCGGCAGAACCAAAATTTAATTCTACAACAGGGTTTCTCCCCGTGTTTGTATAACTGTTGGAAAGTAGTGTATCGTTACGACTAAAATATGACCTTAAAATTGACATCAATTAGTTTTTCTAATAAATATCAATTCAACCGAATATATTGATTAAGTACCTTTTGGTTGGCGTCATTAAGTGTGGTTAGTACCTGAGCCACGGTAATACCATCTTCTGTAACGGGAACGGGTGCTTCACCAGGAAACCCGTGGGTATGTGAAATAACGAATCTAACGATGAAATTCAAGAGTTCTAATAGTTCCTCCCCTCTAACCATAGAAGATGTATTAGGTCGAATATTTAGTCCTATTTGTTCCTCATTGAATCCATATAATGAATTGTCAAAGTTGATTTTTTCCTTGCCAGGTATTGAGGAGAATTGTGAAAGTAGGTACAAGTAATTTGCCCCCATCAAACCATACGTTTCAGGAACCGCCGAATTGATTCTATCCCGAAAAGATTGGATAACAAGTTCTATAGGTTGTCCTGTTTTGTTTTCCTCAATAATCAATCCCCAACCTCCTCTTTTATCGTTTGTGTTGAGTTTAATATTTTGGTAAACGGCCGACAAGTTATTCTTGGTGAAAGAATCCGAAGAGGTTTTCATCAACTGATAATCCAACGGAGTTGGTCTAAAGAAAATGGGAAATCTTTCTTCTAAGACGTTGAATAGAACAACCCCCGTCTTGGTTTTTAATTTAGAATTACAAGTGTCAATAAATCCATTGATGAAATTAATAGTTGATGTTTCGTCTAAGTTACTGAAGTTTTCTTGGGCAACAATTAATTTAAGGTTTTCAACGTTTGAATCTACTTTTAAATTATCTGAAGTGGTAAGTGGTGAGGGTAATAATCTGTATAATCTTACCGAACCATTGAAGATGGGGGGATTAAGTTGTGTTTCAGGGTTAGTAATGTCGTATTCTACTAAGAATTTAACCTGAACATTTTTAACTTTCACCTGAGCTTGTTTTTGACGTGCTCCGAAACTAACTTTTTGTTGAAGTTTTGAGAGTTGTAAAAATGCTCGGTTTGGGTTAGCAATTGGAGATACTCCATTTCTTAGTTGTCCTGAGAATCTCGATGCTCTTATTAAAACCTCATCTTCTTTTACAATCATGTCGGCACTACCTCGACCCATAATTGCTTTATCACCCGGCTCAGGAAATACCCCTCTGCTACGGGAGTCCTTGTAAGTACCATCTAAGTTTCTAATTGATGTCGCCCCCGAAATTTGTAAACCATTAATATCAGTGTACTTCTGTTCTTGGTTATAATCTTCTTGACCAATATTTTGTATCCTTGAAAATGGTGCTTGTACGTAATATCTGTTCAGAAATGGGGCATCTGGGTTGTGGTAATATACTTGTACTAATTCATCAATTTGTGGTACGGCGTAAACAAAGATTGGAAGGAGCGAGTTGAATACAAATGGGTCGTTTTCCTGCCATTTATCTAATAATTGATTGAATCCATTTCCAGCACCTATCTGCATAGCCGCAATTCTGTCGGTGATGACTTGAATTCTACATCTCCCTAAATTCAATGGGTCTTGGTTGTCAACAACCTTACCATAAAACCAATTACGCTCTGCCATTCCTATTTTGATATTCTTTTAATATCCTGTTATAGAGTTCTTCGATTTTATCCAAATAAAAACTCATTCCAATAATTGAGTTTTTGATTTCCTCAAACTCTTGAGAAAGTTTATCCATACTTTCTTCGAGTTTTGCGTTTGGTATCTTGTCTACGTTGACAGCGTTTTCTTGTATTACTTTGAATTCTTCTTGTGTCATCTTAAATAGCTTTACCAAATACCTCAACATACCCACCGGCAACAGGTGGTGTTATACCAAAGGCTTGAAGTTTTCCATTTGCCAAAAACTCTTCGTATGAACCTCCAGTCATAGCGATTAAAAATTGTACCATTTTGTTGGGTGACCCATCAGGAAGAGGTCCTGTGGGTAACCCCTTCTTCTGCATTTTTTGGATTGCTCGTAAAACTGCCCTCTCACTTGATATACCAGGAAGACCCTTAGAAAGTAAAAGTAGTTCTCTACTGATTTCAGGGGAGAGTGGAATGTTTTTGGCGATGAGTTTGAGGATTTTTTGAATTTGTGTGACCAAGGATTTACACTCTCGATAACTTCTAAAAGTATCAATCACAAATTCTCCAACTTCCAACAATGAGGTCACCATTAAAACATACTTGTTTCTTGTGGATTTGTATATGTCTCGTAGAATTGTTTTAATAAGTTTGAGGAGTTCTTTTTTAAGAATTTCAAAGAGAATTTCCAAAAATAATTCTAAAATTCTTCCAACAACACCGAAAACAAATTTTTTGAATTTTTTTACAAAGTCCACACCACTCAAAATTTGTTGGTTGATTTGACTATTCAGGTTGTTGGCTTGACCAATTTGAGTGTTTGTTTGTTGGACTACTTGGTTACCTTGTACAACAATATTGTTGGCAAAACCTAATACCTGATTTTGGATTACCTGTGAAAAAGTAAGAACTGGTAGTAGATGTTTGGGTGTCAAAACCGAAGTGACAATCGCATTTACAAATTTGTCTAATAAATCTTGATTGAACGGATTTTGTAAATCTATTGTTGGTCTGAGAGAGTCTTGTGCCCATTTCTCAGGAATCGAATCCAAAATTCGTTCCATCTCAGAAACTTGTTCTTCAACGGTAAGATTTTCTAAACGGTCTCCCAAGTTAATCAATTGGTCTTGAAGTGAATCGTTGTCAACGGGTAGTTTAACGTTGTCACACTCTACGTATTCTACAACGTTGTTTTTAAAATTGTTGGCAGTTTGGTTAATAAACCTTTCATCCTGTTCGGTGAATTCAAAGAATTGGTCATCTACTACATCAAGTTCTGATAGTTTTGCGGTACCAGCCACGTCGATTTCCGACTTCCCACCTTCACATCTACCCAAAATTCTATTGATAATAAGATTCAATCTTGTTTGTCCTTCAATTTGATTTATCGAAAGGGAGTTATTCAAAGTACAAACCGTTAAATTCAATAAGTTTCCTAACAATGTTTTTGCGTCGAACATTTTAAGGGTCTTGTAGTAATCAGTTAGGGATGTTACAATTGTATTGGCGGAATAAATAAGTGGATTACCAGGAGGTGGAGTCACAGGAGAACCACTCCTATCTAATAGGAATACTCGGAAATAATCCCCTTGTACTAAATTTTCATTCTCAGAAGCATAGGTAATATCGAAAATGTTTTGTTGAGAAACTCCATCATAGGGGACTCCATATTGGTCCTTGAAAGTGTCGTTGTTATTTTCAATACGTTTCCTTAATTCAAAATTCATTGGAAACTTTTGGTCTCCTCTGTAGTTTACGTATGAGGTTAGACTTCCGATGTCTTTTTTCTCGTAGTAAATTTTACCAAGTTTCGAAGTTGTCTTTAACTTAAGAGCCCCTGACCAATCGATATCTTGAATTCTTACATAGATTCCTTCTTGAGCTTGTAAATTTCTGAGTGAGGGTATTGTTTGTAAGGTTGTTTGACTTATACCCTTATATGTCTGTTCTTGAGAACAACCAAGAACCTTAAAGGCTTCTTCAGCAACAATTTGAGCAACTTTTGGTTCGAGTTTTAAAGCCGACTCCAAAAAAATTTTTCTTATTTGTTTAAGACTTTCAGGTCCGTTTCCTTTTGTTGCTCCTATAAGCTTTATCAATTCGTTATATGAGGTGGGAGTATTTCTCTGAAACCTTTTTTGTTGTTCGGCAATCTTATCTAATTGAGTAGCGTAGATTCCTGTATATTGGGCTTGTGAATTACCTTGGAGTTTTTGTGTATCTACCTCACTTTGCGAAACTGCGTTGTAAGCTTGAAGAGCGGATATTTGACTGTTGATGTCTTTATATCCCTGCGCAACGTCGGTTGATTGTAGATAATCTTTTAAGGGCATCTTATTTCATTCTATATGTGGGTTCATCATCCACATTTGAGTCCTTATCAATTAGAGAATTTATTAGGTCGTCATCTAAATCTGATAGACTGAAATTCTCTTGTTGATTATTTGATTTTTCCCAAATAGTTGATTGAAGTTTTGAAAGAGTTAACTTTTTCTCAACACAATCGTTGATTACTCTCTGTTGTTTTTCAATGACAGGCCCAATGGATTTCATATCTTCAGGTTCTTTCATCATTGAAATCATCTTGTTTTGTATTCTAATAGCAGTGTTTCTTTGTTCTACAAGTTCATTGTAGATTTCCTGCATCAAGGACAAGATGGAGTCCTTGGTAAAATTAATTTCTTTTTTTTGCGGTCTTGGCATACTAATAAATATTTTGAACCACGAAACCCAAAATTTCTTAGTCTTTCATTTTGGTTTGTACTAAAAGATATAGTTTTTTGAACTTTTTCATGGAGTTTCTAATTTCTTTTGTTGTCAAGTTTGTCATCTCTCTTAAAGACAAAAGAATAATGTTTTTATTAAACTTATTATTGTCAGTACCAGCAAATATTGAGTCGTAATTTTCAAAAAGGTCAATAAGGGCAAGACCAAGTTTTTTTTCACTCTCAGACAAATTCTCACTCTGAATAAAATCCCTTAAATCCGAAAGATATGTATTAATCAATAAATCGGTTTCAACAACATCGATATCAATCTCATAAACTAAATCGGGTCGTTCCTCAAGACTCGAAGAAATATCTTCGTATGAAATTTTACGATTCGTTTCTTTTTGGTCTTTGATGATTTGACCCATCAAGTAATTTTTACAAATTGTTCCAAAGTATGAGTAGGCCTTTTTGTTTTTGGCCGGTTTGAACTTATCTACTTTAGTCATAAGGAAAGAATGGGTGTCCACATGAATTTCCCTGAAATCCATATCTTTCCTATACAACTTGTACCTCCGAATAATCGAAGATATCATCTTGTCTAAGGGAGCCCGTAAAAATTCGTTGTAGATTTTGTTTTTTTCTTCGTAGGATTCGGCTATAAGAAACGCTCTTACAGCCTCCTCCTCACGTACATCGAAGTAATTAGTTGTGGTGGCCTTTCTACCCCTTTTTTTTGACGCGACATCTTCGGTTTGTGCCGACAACGTTTCAGTCATTAAACATTTTCTGAAGAATATTTTATGGTTCTATCGTCTCTGAAGAAATATTCTTTCTTAGCTGTTTGTACCCAAAACTTAACTTCATCGTCAACCATTCTTTCACCACCGAACTTGTAATTCCAAAAGACAGAACCTTCCCGCATGTTTGTATGTTTGTAACCCAAACGAGGAATCGTCATAATATTGACAGAATTATAAGTAAGTCTTAACAAAAATTCGTAAACAAAAGTCAGTTTAATACTTGATTTGAAACCACCAAAATCTTCATAAACACTTTTCTGAAAAACCATACCTGAAGTTTGAAAGTTTTGATAGTCTTGAAGAACATCATTGGTAAGAATACCCATTTCTTGGGAGAAGTTAGCGGCAAACACTGCTTCATTGGTAAATCCGGCAAACATACCTTTTTCGTCTGTGTCAACAACAACAGGAAGGAAGGCCTGAACCTCAGGAAAGTAATTAATGTATTTGTTTACATTATCGAACCAAATGTTAGCGTATTCATCGTCAAATTCAAATAATGAAACCCATTTTGTAGTTGATTGTTCAATACCATAATTAACCTGAGAACTATAACTTGGTTCTTTGTCCCAAACAACAGTTCTGACATTCAAATCTCCAAAATCATAAGACTCAAGATATGATTTTAATTGTTCTTCTACAGTTGCTACAATTAACAATTCTTGCACTTGTACTTTTTGATTTTTAACTGAGGCAATCGCCTTGGTAAAATACTCATCAAAATCTTTGGCTAAAGAAGACTTGATGGGTAGGATGATTGTTAAATCTAATTTGTTGCTCATAACTTACTCTGAAAATTTAGAAATTTGTTCTTCCATTGAAGACGCTCTGTTGTTTAGATAAGATTCAAATAGACTGACTACTTTAGCCTCATATTGTTCACGGGACTGAAGTGTGTCTACTGTATTTTGGATATTTGTGTGAACTTCTTGTGAGATATTATCTTCTAACCAATTTTGTGCCCAATCGGCTAAGAGTTCGGGTAAAATGATTTCATCTTTAACCCAGATACCATTATTTTCATTCATCCAACTTGGTACCAATTCAGGTTGAATACCAATTACAGGAACCCCGACTTTCATAGACTCCAAGGGGAACGTGCCGTAAGCACTTTTTCTATCAATCCAAACAGAAACGAAACACTCTTTGAGTGCGTCTGCGAATTGGTCTTCAGTTAAACCTCGGAGGTCTCTGAAAGTAAACCAACGATATTGAGGAAAACGAAGGTAAAAAGTTTTAATCAAATTAACAGTATCCTCTTGTTCTCTTGAATGAACTCCAATAATCGGCATGGGAGGAAGTTGTCTTTTTTCAAACTTATCTGTAATGTAGGGTTCTACAACATCGTATGAGATATTTCTAAAGACACGATTGATGTATTCTTTTTGTTTTTCAGATGTAGTGATACATTTCAGAAATCCAAATTGGTTCCATGTTTGTCCTGGTTGAAGGGTCTCTAACATGTGAGCATATTGTTGTGCCAGTACAACCTTAGCACAAGGTAGAGATTTTACTTGTTCCATCATAAACGCAAAAATTTCAGGTACAATTAAAAAGTCTTCAGGAGTCACTTCAATTTTTTCACCTTCAATAGATTGGTGTGTTAGTTCTGTCATATACTCTTCTCCTAACCAAGTAGCAACTCCAGCATAATCTTTTTTCTCGTGGAGTATGACGGTGTTGAAACCATTTCTTTGGAGAGTTAATGCCATGTCGTAAATGTATCTTATAGAGGCTTTGGCGTTACCCTTAGTGTCATGAATGAAAAAGAGAAATTTAGATTTCTTTTCCCTCAAGTTTTGTATGGAATTTTTTACTTTTTGAATTTGTTCAGAATCCATTTCAATAATGATTGATTAAGTTTTTATTTAGTAGTGAATTAAATGCGAGCCTGAAAGGTATAGAACTATCCGAATTTTTCAAGCCCAACTTTTCATCATGTCCTTCGTTTTCGGACATAATTACATCCAACATTAACTTGACAAGTTCGAACTTGACCACGTTAATTTTTTGCTCTGAAGAACCCGAAAATTCAGGCTCCGTCAATTCTTTCATGTCTATGTACTTTTCTATTGCGTCAAAGTCAATAAAGTACGTCTCATTGAAAACTTGTAACATCTAAATTTTTTATTACTTCGTTTAGTTCCTTGAACTCTTCAATTGTAATATCATTCTGAATTTCTTTATTATATGGAGACTCAAATTTGATTACTTTTTTGTTTTCGGGATGGTTTAATAATAGGTCGGGACTTGCTGTAAGTAAAACATCAACTTCATCCCACATTGAATCTAAAGTGATTTTACTATAAAATTTTATTTTTTCTACTTGGCACCCAAACTTGGAAAGGAAAAAAAGTGTTGCTGGTTTTGATTTACCTATTTCATCGGAAACAATCAAGATTTCGTGTTTGTCACGATTGTCCACATAAAATTCGTTGAAATCAATAAAGGTACTCATTTCTACCGAAGGTGCGTGTCCAAAAATTTCCATACAATGTTCTGTGTATAAAAAATCGTAAACCTCATCGGGATTCTCAAACTTGAGATGTTCACTAAGATTCAATGAAGTAATTTCTGAGATGACACCATATTCAAAGTCCCCCTCTTTTTTTTCGAGAAGCGGGTTGTCAATATACCATTTTTCGTAAACTTGAAAAACTTTAGTAATGGTATCCCTTAAAACACCGTTAACTTCAATTCCTATCTTCATTTGGACTATTGTATCTTTGTAATATTTTTGTAATCAAGGGATTACGGACAACGTCAGAGTCTTTGAATTCATGGACACCAATCTGTTCCATATTACCAAATCTTCTTATGGCGTCAAAGAGACCCGAGTGAGTTTTATCTCTGTATCTATCGGTCTGTTCGACATCACCCGAGATAAAAAATTTGGAGTTGAAACCAATACGGGTTAACAAAAGTTTCATCTGATTGGGTGAAGAATTTTGGGCCTCTTCGAAAATCAAAATTGAGTTGTCAATATTCATACCCCTCATATATGCTAAGGCAAAAACTTCAATAACCTCCAAGTCTTTGAGTCTTTCCCTAACATCTTTACCAACAATTTTGTTCAGTAAGTAGTAAGTTGGGAAAATATAAGGGTCTAACTTTTCCTCAACATTACCGGGTAGAGCCCCCAATTTTTCTTCGGCTTCTACAGCAGGTCTGACAATTATTATTTTTTCGTAAGGGGTATTCGGGTCTGCTATCAAATCAATCGCACATTTCATTGCGATGTAACTTTTACCGACTCCCGCGGGCCCTGAGCAGATTGTTATTTGAGAATTATAAAGTTTTTCATAATATTCTTTTTGACTTGCTGACAAAAATTTTTCTTTAGTTTTTCTTTTGATAATCGTGCTAATTATTTCTTTTTTAGAACGATATTGGTCGTCTCCGTTGTTGGAGGTTCCGCTCTGTATGGGTCTCTTCTTCATCTAAAATTATTTAATAAGTTCCCGAGTTTCATGGGGAGCTCCAAATTCTCTTCTGTATACGGTTTTCCCTCCGTCAGGACTTTCGAAAATGTAAGTTTTTTCAGACTTACCTGTTTCAGGTCTGTAATCCTCGTAACTTTTTTGTTCTTTCAATTCTGAGTTTGTTAATTGGTTTATTTTATTTTTAAGGGAGAATCTCTCGTCATTGGTATAATATACTGAACGTGCTAACTCCACAAATTTATCATCAAAAATTTGATTTTTTTCATGAATCCTCAATTTATCTTCAATATCCCAAAGTTTCGAGTTTGTGGTAATCAAATCGTCATAGATATTAAAGATATCTTTATCACCAAGGTAAGGTTTTGAAATTTCATTAAGGGCGTTAAACTCTTTCTCTACTTCACGCAACTTGGTTTGGTCTTTAATGTTATTTTTTTTTACTTGGAGTATTGATAGCTTATCAATAATTTCTCCGACACTTACAGGTACTGTAATCATATCACAAATGTTATTTATAATCGTTCAAAGTGAATATCAACTTCTTGTGTGGCTCTTTTTATGTTGTAACGATTTACAAGATTTCCGAAATGGTCAAATATTTTGGTTATTTTAAAACCATTTGTTTCCAAAAAGTTTTCTATTTTTTCGAAGCTATTATCGGCATTTTTATAAAGGTTAACTGTGTTGGATGCTTCACACTTCCCACTTTTCAATATTTTCAAATATTTTCCGAATGATTCCAAAATCCTCAAGTCGGCTCCCTGAGAATCACAGTGAAAAAAATCAATTCGTTCTATATTGTTTTGTTCAATAAATGTGTCCATTCGTAAAACCTCTACCTCAATGTGTTCCGTCATGAAGAAATCATTTCTGTTTTCTCCCCACTTTTTTTTAGGGTCATCTACAAAATCATAAAGTGAAGAACATGCCATTGTGGATTCTAAACCATCAGTAAAGGGGGCAGACAGACCAAATTTTGATTTGCCATTAAAGTCTGAAATTGCGATTTGAAAAAACTCGATGTTAGTGTGCCCATTGAATTTTTCTTTGAGTTGTTCTACCAATTTTGGTACGGGTTCAATACAATAGACAAAGGAGTTTTCTTCGTTGACATACTTTTCAGTATCTTGACCTCTGTTTGCTCCAACTTCAACAATTACTTTTTTCATTTTTCACAAATAAAAGTAATCCGATAATCATTGGCTTTGGCAACTTCCTCATCATTAAAACTTGGAATTATGTTTACAACTTTCATACCCGATATTTCTATCAAAGATTTCAAAATATCAGGGGTCCAAAGTTTGTGGAGAATCCCATATTTGAACTCATCGACCTTATCCCCTTCTGAGTAGACATTTACATTCGTTTCTACTAAAGACCAAGCATCAAACAAGTTGGAAGTAGTGTTGGTCTCCAACTCCAATGTGTACCAATCATAATTAACAAATTTTTTGTGGTATTCAGTGGGTATTTCCATTCTACAGGCGGTGCCATTCCAACAATCAAATATAAAAATTCCATCCTCGTTTAATTTGTTCTTAACATCTTCGAAGAACATAGACAGGTCTTCCAAATTTTGAATGTGATTAACAACATTGAACATGGAAATTACTGTATCAAATGTCCCATCAATTTTACACAATTCCAAATTTGTTAGTTCAATATTGGAGATTTTGAGTGAGTCAATTTTCTTTTTTGCCTCATTCAACATTGGTTCAGACAAATCAACACCGACAATTTTCCCAAAGTATTCTGAAAGAATAATTGAATGATTTGCGGTGCCACATCCGATATCAAGAAGTGAATTTTTGTTCGGTGAGTATCTGTATATTAAATTACTTTCTATTTCATAGTCCTTATCGATATGAATAGTGTCATAATATTTGGAATACTTTTCGTAGTAAGTTTCAGACATTAGCATAAGGGTCGTTGTATTTGATTGTCTTTATTCCCTTTACAAGCTCCTCAATACCCTGTTCTAAACTGATTGTTGTTTCGAAACCGAGTTTGTTTATTTTGTCATATGAAACCACATAGTCACGTTTGTCCGCATCCATACCAATATCCGCCAAATGTAGATAATAATCAATTTTTTCTTGAATTAGATTACACACATCTCTTTTACTATAGTTCATCGAGTTGCCACCCACGTTATAGACTTCTCCCGACATCTTTTCATGATTCTCAATTGCGAACAAAAATGAACGAGCGATGTCTTTTACGTGAATAAAAGT